AAATTAAGAAAGATAAGAGAATATAGAAAATATCAAAAAGCCTCTGAAGCGGGCCAAGTTAAGCAACAATATGGTCCTGCTGACGCATCATCGGGTGGTGGTGGCGAATTAGAGTTATAATATTTGACGATTAAGTATAGTCTTTACAAATAAGAAAATTTACTAAATATCTTAGGTTACCAGCAAAACCTTCAAAAATTGCTCATTTTATCGTATATTCCCTATATACGAGCATAATCCCTATAAATAACTATGTATGAAACACACTTTATGTCATATTATGTGACATTTGTATGTTCGTTTCTATAACCCCGCCGCAATTGTAGTGGCTATGAAAATGATTTATTAAGGAGACTTATAATGTCAAGAAGTACACTAGAACAAGTGCTAGAATTGTTAATCAATGAGGAAACGTCAAAAGCGGAATCGCTTTTACATGACTTTGTAGTTGAACAAGCACGACAAATCCACGAGGATTCTCTTAACGAAAGCGACACAGTTGTAGAAGAAGAACTTGAGGAAATTGAAGAATCAGAAACTTTATCAGATGATATTGAAGAAGATTCAAATGAAATTGAAAACGAAGAAATCTTTGACGATGAAGATATTTCAGATGATGAGGCTCTTGATGACTTAGAAATGAGTGACGAAGAAGCACCTGAAGAAGAAATTGAAGACAGAGTAGAAGACTTAGAATCAGCATTAGCAGACCTAGAAGCAGAATTTGAAAAAATTATGTCTGGTGAAGAAGACGATGCTACAGACGAAGACGAAGAAATGGCTGACATGGAAAGCGAAATCGATTTAGATATTGAAGAGCCAGAAATGGAAGAGTCAGTAGAAGAATTTGAAGAAGCAGAAGAAGTTATTGAATCTACTGACGAAGAAACAGTAGAAGAGGCTTCAACTGAAGATTTAGACGAAGAAGAAGAAGAAAAATTGGAAGAATATACTATTCCAGTTTCTGCTAAGCCTGGCGCTGACGGTGAAAAAGATTCACCAGTAGCAAAAGACGGTGGCGCTGACGAAAGTAAAGCCGCACCAGTTGGACAAAAAGATGGTAATACATCTGGCGGTTCAGCAACAGCAGTAGTTAAACCTAAAGGCAAGTAAAGCCTAAGTAAATATTATATTTGGAGATAATTGATGACCGTTCTTATTGAGAGATTAACACATAATCAAGCAAATGTAACATCACGAATCGTTGAAGGCGAAGAGGGTAACAAGAGTATGTTTATGGAAGGCATTTTCGTTCAAGGTAACGTTAAAAATGCTAACCAACGAGTATACCCGGTGAAAGAAATTGCTAAAGCAGTAGAAAACGTCCAAGGAAGAATCAAGGATGGATTTCCAGTGTTAGGCGAGTGCGACCACCCACCTGAATTGACAGTCAACGTTGACCGAGTGTCACATATAATTGAAAACATGTGGATGGATGGTCCAAATGGCTTTGGTAAACTTAAAATTGTTCCTACACCAATGGGCAACATTATTAGAACACTAATCGAGTCTGGCGCCACTTTAGGTGTCTCATCTCGTGGTTCTGGTGAAGTTGATAACAATGGTAATGTGAGTAATTATGAGATTATTACAGTTGATATCGTGGCACAACCAAGTGCCCCGGAAGCATATCCAAAAGCAATATACGAAGGATTAATGAACATGAATGGCGGCTACGACACATGGAAGTTAGCACAGAATGTTCAACACGACAAGTCCGCACAAAAGTACTTGTCAAAAGAAATAGTTAAGTTCATTAGAGAACTTAAACTTTAATAGAAGAAGGAGAACCAACAATGGCAACAAATGAAATCCTTGCTGGTCTTCTTGAGTCTGATGTTTTGAGCGAAGAAGTTTCAGTTCAAATATCAGAGGCTTGGGAAGCACAAATAAATGAAGCAAGAGAAGAGATAACGGCCGAGTTGCGTGAAGAATTCGCACAGAAGTTTGAACACGACAAATCAGTAATTGTAGAAGCAATGGATAACATGCTTAATACTGCGATTAAAACTGAAATGGAAGAGTTTAAAACTGACCGCGAACAACTAATCGCAGAACGTGTTGCATATAAGAAAGCAATTTCTTCACATGCATCTCTCCTTGAGAAATTCATTACTTCTCAATTAGCGTCAGAAGTGAAAGAACTTCGAGCGGATCGTGCGAAAGTTAACGAACATTTAGGTCGAACTAAAGAATTCGTTGTTAAACAACTTTCACGTGAACTCTCAGAGTTTCACAATGACAAGCGTGACTTAGTGGAAACTAAAGTACGCATGGTAGCAGACGGTAAAGAAATCTTTACCAAAACTAAGAACGCATTTATTAAACGTTCAGCAGAATTGGTCGAAAAGACTATCAATAATGCTTTACGTTCTGAATTGGCTGTTCTTAAAGAAGATATCCAATCGGCTAAAGAAAACGAGTTTGGCCGTAAGATTTTTGAAACATTCGCAGGCGAATTCATGACTTCACAATTAAGTGAAGGTACTGAAGTTGCTAAGATTACTAAGAAATTAGGTGAATCTGCTACTAAGATTGCGAAGTTAGAAGAAACAATTACTGCAAAAGATGAAGCCATAACAAGCGCCGAAACTGCACAGAAAGTATTAGAAGACAGAATGGACCGTAAAGAAGTCATGGAAAGTCTTTTATCACCTCTAGGCAAAGAAAAGCGTAGCGTAATGGTTGATTTACTTGAAACAGTAAAAACAACTAATTTAAAGACAGCATTTAAGAAATATTTACCTGCAGTTTTAAATGAGAAAGTCTCAACTGAGGCAAAGCAAACGTTAACAGAAGGCAAAGTAACAGAACACACTGGCGATAGAGGCGAAGAAGTAATTACTTCAGCACCAAAGTCACAGAGTAGCGATGCCAATATAATCCAGTTAAGAAAATTAGCAGGACTTAAATAATTAATACCAGATAAAGGAGAAAAAGATGGAAAATCTTTTCGAAGGAAATAACTGGGACACTACACGTGAAACACTTCTAGATGGTCTAGATGGTAACAAACGTGACGTAATGTCTACAGTATTAGAAAATACAAAACAAGCACTTACAGAAAGTTCGGCTGCAGGATCTACAACGGCTGGTAATATGGCTACTTTAAACAAAGTTATCTTACCAATCATTAGACGTGTAATGCCAACAGTAATTGCGAACGAAATCATCGGCGTACAGCCAATGACTGGTCCAGTTGGACAAATTCACTCACTACGTGTTAGATATGCGGAAACTACTGGCGGTGCAACTGCTGGTTCTGAAGCACTTTCACCTTTTGATATTGCTAACTCATATTCAGGCGATGGTTCAGCGGCTCCGGCAGCAACAGCATCAATGGAAGGTGACGGCGGTAACAAAATGTCTATCCAAGTTCTAAAGCAAACTGTTGAAGCGAAAACTCGTAAACTTTCTGCTCGTTGGACTTTTGAAGCGGCACAAGATGCTAATTCAATGCACGGTTTGGACGTTGAAGCAGAAATCATGGCAGCACTTGCTATGGAAATCACTGCTGAAATCGACCAGGAAATCTTAGCATCATTAGGTAACCTTGCTACAGGTACTGCGTCTTTTGACCAGAACGCTGTTACAGGTACTCCAACTTTTGTTGGTGACGAACATGCGGCACTTGCAACTTTGATGAACAGAGAAGCAAACTTAATTGCACAACGTACTCGTAGAGGCGCGGCAAACTGGGCAGTTGTATCACCTGCGGCACTTACTGTGCTACAGTCAGCAACTACATCAGCATTTGCTCGTACTACTGAAGGTACTTTTGAAGCACCTACAAACACTAAGTTTGTTGGTACTCTAAACGGTACTATGCGTATTTACGTAAACACTTATGCCAACGATGCTACACCAGTACTTCTTGGCTATAAAGGTTCAGGCGAAATTGACGCGGCTGCGTTCTATTGCCCATACGTTCCATTAATGTCATCAGGCGTAGTAGTTGATCCGTCAACTTTCGAGCCAGTTGTATCATTTATGACTCGTTATGGTTATGTTGAACTTAATAACACTGCATCATCACTTGGTAATGCGGCTGATTACGTTTCAAAAATCGCAATGTCAAACCTTTCATTCGTATAATATATTATTATATAAATTGAATATAGAAAGCCACCTTCGGGTGGCTTTTTTATTGCCTGATTGTAAAGATAAAGATAAATACTATTAATATATAATTTATTAGTATTTTTTGGGATAATATAATGGCAAGACAAATCAAATTTGGAGACAAACTATTACTTCAAGGCGAAACATTAGTTTTAGATAACGGTACAAGTGCTGGAGTAATCAGATCAAAAAACGGTACAGTTCAAATTGAAGGTAATTTGATTGTAACTGGTGATACGACTACAGTCAACTCACTTCAAACAAGTTTTGCTGACCCAAAGATTTTACTTAACGGTGACCTGACGGGTTCTCCAACTGAAGATGTTGGTATAGAAATTGGTCGTGGTAGTTCTGATAACAAAACTTTAACATGGAATGATACACCAGGACATGCGGACAATGGCAAATGGACAGTAGGCTCAGAAAGTTTTGTAGCAGGCACATTTAAGGGTAGTCTAACAGGCGATATCACGTCAACAGGAACAAGTACATTTACAACTTTAAATGCATCTTCAGTTGATATTGATGCTGGAACAATTGATGGCACAGTAATCGGTTCTAGTTCTTCAGCGTCTGGTACATTTACAACTATAACTGCTACAGCAATTAATGGACCTTTAACGGGCACAGTTACAAGTATTGCTAATCATACTACAGATGACTTAACAGAAGGCTCAGCGAATTTATACTACACACAGGCTAGAGTAGACGCAAGATATGCCACATTACATACTGATGAAGATGCTGGAACATTAGATGGGCAAGACGGCACTTATTACTTAGATTATACAAATTTTACAAATAAACCTAGTGTTATTGGTAGTATCGATGATTTAAGTGACGTAGATACTACGACAACTGCACCAACAAACAATCAAACGATTATATGGAATGCAAGTAGTAGCAAATTTCTTCCAGGTGACAGTTTCAGTCAAAGTGATTTTGATTCAGCATTTACTGCCAAGAGTACAAGTGATTTATCAGAAGGTTCAAATCTTTATTACACAGATGCACGGACACAAGCAGTTTCTATAAACAACATCGTAGAAGATACAACACCTCAATTGGGTGGAAACTTAGATTTAAATACATTCGACCTTAGTACAACAGATCCTACAGTTAAGTTAACAACAACATTAACTCCAACAACAACAAGCGGAACGGTCGTTTCGTCATCAGATACAAATTTATCTAATACAACAGTCACAGTCAATACAGATAATCCCGATGTCGCAAATGCTGTAAGTAGTTACATAACTCTTACAAGTGCGGATATAACTACTTTAGGATTTGAGGGCGATATATCACTAACTTATTTTGGTGCCGCGGCAGGATCTAGTAATTTCGTCTGGAGAGATATAGGAGATTCAGCAGAACAAAACAACATGGTTGTTGTTTATGCTCCGCCAACATCCGAATATACATTTACATTGCCAACGAATGTATCATTGCCAACAACTACAGGTGACCAAACACCATTTAATTCAGATGATGCTGATATATACTTCAAGCAATATGCTTATGGAGAAATGACAGTATCGAGTGCAAGTACACTTAGTAGTAGCACTATTCAACTTAGAGATGCTAGTGGATTTTATATTGATAAAGAACATGTAACAGTTACTAGTTTAGGTGGCTCAAGTTATAAGGTTGTTTTCTGGACACACGATGTGAGTGCGGGAGATGTCATTGATGTAATAGCGGCATCAGCCCAAACAGCAATTTTTGAATGGGGCACTGAATCATTTTCAGAACCTGGATTCATCTTAACTTCTGAGGGATTTTCGGTAACATCATCTACGAATGATATTTTTGCATTGGGTGATTTAGAGTTTACAACAGGATTAATAACAGGTGAAGTAGTGGGAACTGCGGTATATGACAGTCCTACTGGTTCTTCTATAATTTCTGGATTAACAACAATTACAATAGATGGAACAGGATATCAGGCAGCAACAACTACGACTGATATTCCTCTTATTTTTACTGGTAATGCCTCTGGCACAAATGAACTTTCTATAGCAGTTGGTTCAGCCACAGATGCGAGACTTTGGTTACTTGATAATTCTGGAAGTCTAATTTATAAATTTCCAGCGGCAGATGGTACAGCAAATCAAGTAATGAAGACTGATGGTGCTGGCGACTTAGCATGGGCTAACGATATTGATACAACATATGTAAACACAGATTGGAATCATGACCTTTTAACTGGTTTTGTAGCAAACGAACACATTGATTGGACAACAGACCAAGGTGCAACAAATATACATGCAGGTAATTATACTAATACAACATATACAGGAGGAACTAATGTAACTATAAATGGTTCTAATGTTATATCATCTACAGATACAATTTATACAACATTCAATACAGATTTTGATACAAGACTAGGAACTAAATCAACAACTAATTTAGCAGAAGGCACAAATCTTTATTATACAAATGCTAGAGCAGATGCAAGGGCACAGTTAAAGATTGACGCCTTGGTGGGTGGTGCATCATCAGCCTTTGATACATTAGTAGAAATTCAAAATGCAATGGCAACTGATGCTGAACTAACTTCAGCAATATCAGGACTTAACCACGATACTCTATCCGGTTTCGTAGCAAACGAACACATTGATTGGTCAACTGACCAAGGTGCAACAAATATACATGCTAATAACTACACTAATACAGGCAACACAACATACACAGCAGGTTCTGGATTATCTTTAACAGGCACAGTATTTGCTAATACTTCTCCAGACCAAACAGTATCACTAACAGGAACAGGTGCTACTACTATTACTGGAACATATCCTAACTTTACTATCAATAGTACAAACACAACTACGAGTATTACGGGAAGCATAATCCCAGCAACAGACAATACATATGACTTAGGTAGTACTACTAAAAAGTATGCTAACGTATATGGTTATACAGTAACAGCAACATATGCCGACTTGGCAGAAAGATACGCAACTGACGTGCCTTACGGTGCTGGAACAGTTGTAGTATTTGGTGGAGAAGCAGAGATAACAACGACAATAGAGCCAGGAGATGTCTCAGTTGCAGGTGTAATTTCTACAAATCCAGCACTCAAGTTAAACGCAGATGCTGGTAATTCACAAACACATCC